TCATGGGAAAGACCTATCCGAAAAAATTTTGAATACCCTCAATAACCATTTCCTCTTTATAATTACATTTTGGACAATTAAAATCAAACTTCTTAATTATTTTTGGAGCAGTTGCAAAGAAATTTTGTATTTTGGCCAAATCTGTTTGTTGCATACTTTCAATAAAATCTACCAATTCTTTTTTGGGAGTATCTTTTGCATAGTAAATATTATCTTTATCGTAAATATAATCAATACAATCAATAATAACATTAAACATATCAACTTCAGTTTTAATATTAAGGTTGTTAACAATATTAAAATTTGGATATTTCATAACAACACCCATATTTCCAGTTAATTCAATTTTATCCGAATGTTGTGGATTTATTGTTGGTTCAACTTCTAAAAGATTAACATCAATTTGAACTAAACCACCGCAAATCTTATCTTCATTCTTTTCATCTTTTACTGTATTATTACAAACATATTTTAAATTTACAATTTCTCCTACTGACCTTGCTCGTAATTGCATAAACAAATGTTCAAGGTCAAAAGTTGGTAATGTATTGATATCAACATTTGAATCCAAAATACAATTAGCTAATACTTGTCTAATAGCATTAATAACATCCTTTGCATCATCTGACTGTGAAGCCATCAAGAACAGTTTTTGTTCTTTTACTAAAAACGGTCTGAATCTAACAGTTTTTCCTGTTGAAATTAGTTTTGTTTCATAAATCGGCACATCAATTTTAGGTAAAGCCATTTTATATCCTCATTAATTAAAAAATCTTAGCAAGTGTGTTTCCTATTCCAGCGTTAATATTGTTTCCTGTTTTACTAACAAATGGTGCAATCTTAACTCCGAATAGTGCGACAGCAGCTGCCACCAAATCGTAATTTCCGTCATATACAACACGGTACTTCTGATAAGCGAATTGAACCGACAATCTATGAAAGGTATCTTCCGACCAACTTAAAGGTTGAGCGGCTATACCAATTGGAAAAGCATCAATCAGTTCTATTGCAAATATCTGTTTAATAAAATCATCATATTGAATAATTTTAATATTGGTCATATATCTAGTTTTTTCACCCTTAGCATATCTAAGGTTGTTTGTATCTGTGGGATTAATTGCTTCTACCCAACGGTCAAATAGTTTTCTTTCATAGAAATCATTGGTACAAATAAAAGTTAAATTTGTATCACCATATTGTGACATATACGGTACCTTAAATGTTGGTCCGTAAACTTTAGCTTCATGCGTCATTAATGTTTTACCTGGCAATTCAGCGGTCTCACATTGAAGTGCTAGATAGCGTGACAGAGATGCATTGGATGTCTTTGATTGCTCATCTGTTGGATTGGTATTTGTTATATCTGTTATACTAGCAATAATTGAATTTGGTAAATTAACCAAACTTTCAAGAATTGATGAACCAACAAAATTACTAATGTATTGCGGAATAGGCAGTATTACTTCAAAGCGTGATGGTTTAGCTGGACCATCCTTTGCCTGCATATTTGATAAAAACAATTGTGGTGAAAATGACATTAGAACTTTTTCCTTGATTCAGACCAAATTTTACTTTTGCTTGCGCCTACGAACATTTCATAGGGAATTAACGCTGCTATATCCCACTCGTCAGCAGAGATTTCTAAAAATCTGCTTTTTATGTGTGTGTAGAGATACCTCTTTATACAAGGGGTATGCTCAAATATTCTTTTAGCGGCTTTCAATGTATCGTATCGTAAACGCTTAAACCTTGTGGTATCATCGTATTCGTGATTATTCAAAAACACACTTAACTTATTCAAAAGGATAACACGTTGCTTTGGATGAATATAATGCAAGTTCAATCCTAAAAAACCGTCTGAGTATCGTTCTATTGGTATAACCAATGGGAACCTATCGTAATATGGCAACGAATCCTTTAACTTCGGGTCGTAAAAAAAGAAATACATACGACCAAGCATGGTATCATTAGTTAGAGGTTTCTTTCTTGAGCTTTCAGCATCTTCTAAAATACTATTTTTGAGCTTGGCAGCATTAGGTTTTAATGCACTAACCTTTGCTCTTAACCAAGTTCTTGCTGTAGCCGTTCGGGCTTCAAGACCTTCTTTCTCAAGCTGTTCTTTTATTCTATCTAATAAATGAGCCATAATCTATTTATATACAAAAATAAACTCCATTATTACCTGCTTTTTGATAGCAAAACCTTATAAGTATTGGTGTTCCGTTTTTAAGAAGTTAGCTTAGCTAATTAAATACCAAGTTCCTTCTCAGTTACCACCATAAACTTCCAGCCATGTTCTTGGCAGAATATATCCGCAGCCTTCCACTTCTCTTGGTTAACGGCATAAGTAGCAGCTTCTTGAATGTATCTCTGAGTCTTTTTTTTCTGAATAGGCATCTTAGTCTGTGCCATGGGTTTCACTTCAATCACATAAGTCATTACGGATCCATCTTTTTGTCTTATTTTAGCAATAAAGTCAGGAAAGTATCTGTGCATCCGATTATCAACTGGTGACTTATAAGGAATTATTAACTCCTCAGAACACCACCATATCACATCTGAGTGGTTATCTAACCACTTCATTACCCTCACTTCCCATGTAGACCTATAGATGATATTGGCTGCATCACCATTATATTTCTTTGGATTCTTGGGTTTGAATCTTCCTTTGTAAGTTTTGCCAAATGTCATATAAATATATGTAGTAAATTTCCTAGGACATTAAATGCCAATCTTTAATCTCACCGACATCACCTTCAAGGCACCGACTAGCGGTAGTGGTCCATTAGCATCATTAGCTGGATCAAAATATGATTTGAATACTTACAAATATCCAATTGATTTAGGAAGCACCGATAAAGCTCATTACATGGTTATTAATATCAATGAGCAAGGAAAGACACAATTTCCTGGCCAATTGTCTGGAGATAAACCAACTGTTGTGCAAAACTTTTTGAATACTGGTGTTAGTGCCCAAGGTGTCCAATTAGTTAATGGTACAGCTGGAAATGCTTTTGCATCAAGTATTGGCGAATTATCTAAAATGGGTTCAACTGGCATTGATACACTTGCAGCAAAGCTGGGTTCATCTTTGGGCACTAGTGATGTTGGTCAAATTGGTTCTTTTCTTGGTGGCGCAACAAAAGAAGGTCTTAGTATAACAACAACTTTAGTTAATAATGTATTTCGTAAACCAAATTTTACAAGAACAATTAGAAGAATAACTGACACCGTAGCTTTGTATATGCCAGATACTTTGCCTTTTACATATACACAAAATTACGATACACCTCAAATTGGTGGAGGAGTTTTTGCAACATTAGCAGCTGGAGGTTCATCTCTTTTAGATGCTATAAATAAAAATAAAGGTAATCCAGATGCTATGGGTGCCAGTGTAATGCAAAACTTATCTCCGTTTATAGCAAACGCTATAGCGCAAAGCACAGGAGGTGTTGGCAAAGTTTTATTTGCAGCTGCAACAGGCGTTGTTCAAAATCCAATGCTTGAGGTTTTATATTCATCTCCAGCTTTTCGTTCATTTCAATTTGATTTTATGTTTTATCCTAGGTCAGAAAAAGAAGCAACCGAGGTTCAAAATATTATTGATAGGTTACGATTTCATCAAGCGCCTGAGGTGTTGTCAGCTGGCAATGGTTTCTTTTTAATTCCACCATCCGAATTTGATATTAGATTTATGTATAATGGAAAAGAAAATCCAAATATACCTAAAATATCAACTTGCGTATTAGAATCAATCTTCACAGATTATGCACCAAGTGGATTTTCAGCATATGAAGTTCCTGACGAACCTGCTGCTGCAAAAGGAAGGACAGGTATGCCGGTTGCTATCCGTTTAACTTTGCAATTTAGAGAAACCGAGATTATGACAAAAACAAGTTATGCTGGCACAAGAGGAAGCACCGTAATTGGAAACGCAGCTAGTGATCCAAATAGTGACTATAATACAGGCGCTAATGGATGGGGTAATTACGGAGAATAATAATGTCAAAATATTTTAATTACTTTCCAAAAACAATCTATACTTCAAATGATTCTGGTTCAGTTGATTTGGTTACCAATATCACATCTCGTTTTGGATTTGGCCAATCATTTAAGGATAACACTTCAGTTTATTACAAATACGATGTAAAGGATAGTGAT